TGCCGAAAAGAAAAAAGCTAACTATCTACCAGTACATAATTGAAAAATTTATAGGGAATTCTAAGACTATCTGGTCGGATAGAGAGGCTACTAAAAGAGAAATATCTACGGCAAAGAAGCTTCTTAAAGCCTATCCAGATAAAAAGTTTTGGTTTAGGGCTTCCATACCGTTCGACAAGCTAGAATCATTAATTTGGTTTCTTTCTCCAAACGGTAAGCGTTACCTAGTCTCTGAGTGGCACAAGTATAAGCTTGACTTAACTCCAGAAAAGAGTTATGATGTAGAGAGTCGTAAGTTCGGACGAGCTAAGAAGATAAAAACAAAGAAAAATTTATTAGACTTTTTAAGAGATGGCAGCAAAAAGAAAAAGTGATACATTAGACCCAGTAGGTCAAATTAAGCAGTACCTACAAGACCACAAGCACGAACATTATAACTTCGAAACAGAAGCTAACTATACAGTTTCTAGTGGTAGTTTGCTTTTAGACATAGCAATGGCTGGAGGTTTGAGACCTTCAATAATTCGAGCCAGCGGTATTTCTGAGGGCGGTAAAACTTCTTGCTCTTTATCTTTCGCCAAAAACTTCCAAGATACAGTAGACAACTCTATGGTTATCTATGTGAAGTCTGAAGGTAGGCTTTCGCCAGAAATGATAGAGAGGTCAGGCGTTGACACTTCTGAGGATAAATGGTTTGTTTTTAAGTCTAATATCTTTGAGACAGTTATTGGGTTCATCACAAATCTAATTAAAGATAATCCTACTGAGAGAAAATATTTTTTTATCATAGACTCGATGGACTCTTTGATTCCATCTGGAGACATCGATCGTTCTTACGCAGAAGCTACTAAGGTTGCAGGAGGCGCAGTTTTAAGTTCTAACTTCCTTAAAAGAATGGCACTGCCGATTAGCACCAGAGGTCACATCTGTTTTATGATTTCTCAGGTTAGGAGTACGGTAAGTGTTAACCCTTATGACAAGGGCGACCCGAAGCTTACAAACGCCACAGGAGGCAATGCCTTGCTTCACTTCTCCGATTGGATATTCGAATTTCAGAAACGCCACAAGGCTGATCAAATAACATCCAAGGCCTCTAAAGACGGAAATCCTGACGGTCATTGGTGTAAAATTATATTTAAGAAAACGCCTAATGAAACAACCGGCGCAGAAATTAGATACCCTATTAGGTATGGCAGGACAGGCGGCAAAAGTGTTTGGATTGAGTACGAGGTGTTCGATTCTTTAGTTAAATGGGGTTTTGTTGAAAAGGCTGGGTCTTGGGTGACGGTTAATGAAAAATTAATCAAGGAGCTAAAAGATAACAATCTTGAGATCCCTCAAAAGATTCAAGGGGAGGACGCTTTCACTGCTTACCTTGAGGAGAATCCAGACCTTACAGAATATCTATTCTCTAAATTGAAAGAGACTCTTACTTTAGCCTAGTGAGACTACTTAACATAAACGGAAAGTTAGTTAGCAAGAACGTCACTAAGTATAAAGTGGACTGGGAAAAGTCTTGTAGATCTAAAATACAATTCGAAGTCAAAAAGTTTTTTAAGGACTACTGGGTAAACCATATTTGCTACGAGGAATTTCCTGTGTTTGGAACTAGAATGAAAGTTGATTTGGTTAATTTTACTCGCAAGATAGCGGTAGAAGTTCAAGGTGATCAACATAATCAATACAATAAATTTTTCCACGGAGGGTCTAGGGACAAGTACCTAGCTTCCATAAAAAGAGATATGAAAAAAATAAACTGGCTAGAGTCGAATGATTTTAATGTTTTGGAAATAGAAACTAAAGATATCAAAAATCTAAGTAGATCTTACATTTTCGATACTTTCGGAGTAGACATTTAATACTAAGTGTAATAATATTATGATGAGTAAAGAAGTACAGTACGGAAGTATGCCGCAAAAGGTACTAGATAACATCAGCGAGATGTCCTATGGAGGATACGTATTATTTAGTTTCGATGAGCAGGCAAAGCCACAGGTACATGCACAAATATCTGATGATTTAAATGCCATGTCTCTTCAATACTTTATAAAAAATTGGTCCGAGGCCATGGAAGAGATTTCTAAAGAAAGTTTTTTGGATAATATTACTTCAAGAATAGAAACTAATAGAGAAGACGAGGAAGATTACGAAGATGAGTGATACAAACATTTCAGATTACTACCCTAAAAAAGAAGAGCCGCCTACCACCCCGCTGCCGGGATTCGAACCTCCAGCTTCTTTAAGCGCGGGAGAAGCTCCTGAGCCAGTAGAACCAGCAGCGCCAGAAGCTCTCGCTCCAGTAGAAGCTTTAGGAGTAGATGATTTAGGTATTGATTTACCGGATATTCCTTTGCCGGATGATGAGCCTATAGAGGACGCTATTAAGGATACTTTCGAAGATGCTGCGTTTAACTTTGCTATTGTTGGCGTTGGCCAAGGAGGCTCAAGATTAGCAGAGTCTTTCTGGAATTTAGGTTACCGAAGAGTTGGTATCATTAACACAGCTAAGCAAGACCTCTCTTTGATTAATGTGCCAGAGCAGAATAAACTTCTGATTGGCGATGGAGGTGCTGGCAAGAATCCCGACGCAGCAGACGAAGTGTTCCGCACTCGCTACGAGGATATTTTAGATTTTCTAAAAAGAACTTTTGGCACAAGCTACGAAAGAGTTTTAGTTTGCGCTGGAGCTGGTGGCGGCACTGGCGCTGGCGGTGTAGCTAGAGTTATTGATATTTGCCACGACCTTAATCAGTCATTAGGTAAAGAAACTAAAGACACCGACGCCAAAGTAGGATGCGTTCTAGCTTTACCCACCAGAGCGGAAGGTATCAAGGTTCAAGACAACTCTAAGAAAACAATTACGAAAGTGATTGATGCACAGAAGGCTGGCGTGCTTTCGCCTTTAGTAGTGCTTGACAATGAGAAGATTAAGCAGCTATATCCTAAGCTATCTGTAAATCAGTTCTGGAGCACAGCAAATAATAGCATCTGTTCCATCTTCCACTTATTCAATAAGATATCAGCTAAAGAATCTGCCTACACTACTTTCGATAAGGCGGATTTAGACACTATCTTTTCTTCTGGCATTATTATGTTCGGAGCGACACCGATTAAAGATACCAGTGAAACAGGGATATCTTATGCAGTTAGGGACAATCTAAGAAAGAATATCTTAGCTGGCGTTGACGCTTCAACAGGAAACGTCGCAGCTTGTGTCATTATCGGCGATAAAAACTCTCTTGACAATATACCCCAGTCTAGTTTAGAACACGGGTTCGAGCAACTCAGCAGAATGATGGGAGGCGGCTCTACTGTTCATCGTGGTATCTACACTGGGGCGAAGCAAGGTCTCGCTGTATATACTGCTATTGGCGGATTGCAGGCTCCAGAAAATCTGTTCGATTATTTCTTTGAAGTAGACAGAAAATACAAATAATAAATGTCTCTATATTCAGTTAGGATAGAGAAGTACGTTCTAGGCGGACTTCTCCAACATCCAGATGTTTTAGCAGAGGTAGATTCTTATTTAACTATAGCAGATTTCTACAATGAAGTTCATCAGTCTATATATTCCGTAATAAGAAATTCTTATATCTCCGGCGAAAGCATCGACAAAGTTCTTATCTCCGATAAGATTATTAATATAGGAATCACTGCTAAGGATGGCGTTGGTATACATGAGTATTTAGAAGCTATACTTCTTAGCGCGCCAAAAGCTAGTTCTATAGTTGGTTACGCTAAGACTTTAATAAAATATAGAATTAGAAGAGACATTGAAGATACCGCAGATAAAATACAGAGCTATGTTAATAATTGCGGTGATGATTCTGTCGACGATATAATTTCTAAGTCAGATTCTATATATTCAGAAAAAATACTTTCCTACGAGTTAGACGACAATCCCGAAAATATATTAGATAGCTTTCTTGACGAAGTAGAAGAGTCAGGAAAGAATCCCTCTGATGAGTCAGGATTACTAACTCCTTACCCAGAGTTCAATCGTTTATTTGGCGGCTTGAGAGAGGGAAACATATACGCAATAGTTTCAAGACCGGCCCAAGGCAAAACAACTTTCATAAACGATATCTGCCTTAACACCTCCTTGGCAAATAATGTCCCAGCTCTAGTTCTAGATACTGAGATGTCTACGAAAGAAATAAAATTTCGTATGGCAGCGGCGCAGACCCAAGTACCTCTTTGGTATCTTGAAACAGGGAACTGGAGGAAGAACGAGGAAATGTATGCTAGGGTGAGAGACTATCAAGAGAACTTTAAAGGCAAGTATGATAACCATCAATATTTTCACTATCATGTTAGAAATAAAACTGTAGACGAAGTCTGTTCTATAATCAGACGCTGGCACATGCAGCATGTCGGAAGAGGCAATCCTTGCGTCATAGCCTATGACTATGTTAAGTTGACAGGCGAAAAGGTAGACAGAAACTGGGCGGAGCATCAAGCTATTGGAGAGAAGATAGATAAGCTTAAAAGAATTTCAGAAGAATTATCTGCGCCAATCATTACAGCTATGCAGATGAACAGAACCGGAGAAAGTCATAATAGAAGTAGTAGAACTTTAGTAGATGATAGCTCGGCTATATCTCTCTCTGACAGGCTTCAGTGGTTTGCAAGTTTCGTTGGAATATTTCGTAGGAAAACCACGGACGAAATAGCTATGGATGGAGAAATGTTTGGTACGCACAAACTACTTCCAATTAAAACCAGATACCAAGGACGGGACGCTGCTGGTCATATAGATTTAATTCGTAGGCCAATTATAGAAGAGCATAATCAAACAGAAGTGCATAGAGAGGAATGGGTCCAAAACTATTTGAACTTTGAGGTAAACAATTTTTCAGTGCAAAGTAGAGGCTCGCTTCATAATGTAGTAGATAACATTCGGCAAAGATTTGATATATCGGAGCAAAGGTTAGCGGGAGACGGAGACACTAATATCAACTAATGGCTGACATAAGAGATGTTTTGATAGATTTGGGGTACAGGCTCCAAGATCACGGCAGAGAGTTTAGAATGTCTCCCTTGTATCGTGACTCTGACAATAATTCTGTTTTAAGAGTTTATAAGGATACTGGATGGTGGACTGATTTTAAAGAGTGTAAGTCTGGCCCATTCGAAGAATTAGTAAGAATGACTCTCGGCCTTTCAAATATAGAGCAAGCCAGAGATATCATACTTACAAAGTATAAATTTGTTAAACCTAAGAGAGAAGAAGCCAAGCTAGAGCACGTCAAAGCTCTCTCTAAGGAAATTATTTCTAATTTAGTAGAAGACTATTCTTATTGGGGAGACAGAGGAATAAGCCCCGAAACACTTTCTATATTTAATGGAGGCAAAGCGACTCAAGGAGAGTTTTACGGTAGATATGTTTTCCCTATTTTTAATAGCAGGAATACTTTAATAGGAGCTACAGCTAGAGATACCACGAATAAAAGCCCTATAAAGTGGAAACATAAAGGCCCGACTTCTAAATGGGGCTACCCTCTTGCTTATAATTATAATTTGATAAAAGATAAGAAAGAAGTTATACTTGTAGAAAGTATTGGCGATATGTTAGCTTTGTGGGAGGCTGGTATCAAGAACGCAGTTGTCACCTTTGGCTTAAGACTCAGCTCTCACTTACTAGCTTGCATTTTAAAGCTTGACCCTGACAGAATAGTTGTAGCCCTTAATAATGACGATCAAGGGCAAGCGGGTAATAAAGCTGCTTACGGCATGAGGAAGTTACTAGTCAAACACTTTGACGACCAATCAGTTACGGTAAAGTTGCCTTGTAAAAACGACTTTGGTTGTATGAATAAAAAAGAAATTTTAGAATGGCGAAACAGATAAAAGAAAGAGTTCTTTCTGCATCGAGGCTTAAAACGTTAGAGACTTGCTCTTGGTCTTATTGGTGCAATTATCACTTAAAAGTCCCTCAAAAGCAAAATGAAGGCGCGCAGCGAGGTACTGTGTGCCATTTAGTTTTTGAAATGCTTGTGAAGAAAAAGCATAAGAAGCACTATGACGCCATAATCAAGGCTAACACCATTGATGGAAGCCCCGCTATCGTAAGGCTCGTAATGAAGCATCTACGTCAAATGGAGAAGTCTTCCGATTTGCCCATGACTAACGAAGAGAATACGGAGTTGGTTTGGGATATGATTATGGTCGGCTTAAAGTATGACTTCTTTGGATGGGGCGGTAAGGTCGACAATCCAGAGCTAGAGTTTCTGCTGGAAGGAGAAGATCCTCCTTACAAAATAAGAGGCTTCATTGATAAACCTATAGTTTATAAACGTGGTAAAAAAGTAAAAATTGTAGACTATAAAAGTAGCAAATATAAATTTAGAGGCGAGGAACTCCATTCAAACGTTCAAGCCATGACCTACACTTTGGCCGCTAAAAAACATTGGCCGGGGTTTAAGCCTACCGCAGAATTTTTATTTTTAAGATTTCCTAAAAGCCCTGTTCAACAAGTTGAATTTACAGAAGAGCAATTAAAGGGGTTCGAGTATTATTTATCTTACGCTTTTCATAAGATAAATAATTATACAGAAGACGACGCTAAATGCAATTACGCCGCTGATACCAAAAAGAATTCTTGGATGTGCAAAGTAGGTAAATGGCGCTGCCCTTACATTGATGCTTACGACTACTATTCTTTAAAAGATAAAGACGGGAATCAAATAAGTTCCAGTTTTAAGAAGGAAGAGTTGGAAGCTATAAAGGAAAAAAGTCAGAAGATAGTAAAAGAAAAATATGAAGGTTGCCCAAGGCACGCTGGTAGCGACGAATACTTAGATATTTTTTCTTGACACGCGGGCAGAACTCTAGTACAATTCGCCTTATGAACGAGGTTACCCCTCTATTCAAGTCCCACTATAGCATAGGTAAATCAATACTTACTCTAAACTCATTGGGTTCGTCTGATGAGTCTGGGCCTGACTCGATAATAGACATATGTTCACAAGCTAAGCTCGATAGCTTTTATTTAGTTGACGACAGCATGACAGGCTTCATGGAGGCTTATCATAACGCTAAAGAAGCTAAGATGCAGTTGAGGTTTGGTCTTCGTCTAAGTATCTGCGAGGATATAAACTTTAAAGATAAGAGTAGCGACTATTTAGAATCTAAATGTATATTGTTTTGCAAGAATAAAGCTGGCTATGAGAGACTTCTAGATATATCTTCGACCGCTTCTACCGAAGGCTTTTATTATGTACCTAGGATTGACTATAAATCCTTAGATAAGTTTTGGGATGACAAGGATTTATTATATACCGTTCCATTTTACGATTCCTTTATACATAAAAACAAATTTAGGATGAGTAATATCATACCGGATTTTTCTAGATTAAATCCTGTTTTTTTATTAGAAAGTAACGACCTGCCTTTTGATGATTGTTTGAGGGAGCACGTTTTATCCTACTGTAAAGATAAGTACGAAACTAAAGAGGTTAAGAGTATTTACTATAAGAATAAGAAGGACTTCCCAGCCTATCTTACTTTTAGATGTATCTCTGACTCCGCCCCCGGCAGAGCAAAAAGAACTTTAGCTAAACCTAACTTCGACCATATGTGTTCAAACGAATTTAGTTTTGAGAGTTGGTATGAGACCGTTTAAACTATCACAACAAGTAATCGACAGGGCGCAAGTAAGGGCGGACAAGCTACCCCTTCTTAATAACTCCATTAGAAAAGGTGAAGGTGCATTAGTAGCCTATATTGGCGAAGAAGTTGCCAAGTACGTTCTGGGCGGCGAAATAAAGGACACCTACGATTACGACTTAGTGTATCATAACCCTTGCTCTGGCCATTTTACTGTTGATGTAAAGACTAAAGAGAGAACTGTTCCTCCTCGTCTAAACTACAACTGCACGGTGGCAGATTTTAACCCTAACCAAGATTGTGACGAGTATGTTTTCGTTAGCGTAATGAAGGACTTGAGCTACGCTTGGTATCTTGGTAAAATAGATAAAGCTACATTTTATCAGAAAGCCAAGTTTTACAAAGAAGGCGATTACGACCCAGAGTCACCTCGCACTAAAAGCTTTTACTTTAAAGCTGATTGTTATAATCTACCAGTGAGTCAATTAAATGGATAACAACTTTTTCAAGAACGATTTTAAACAGGAGTTAGTTTTCATGGACTTGGAGACTTTCAATGTAAACTTAAACTTCTATAATAACCGGCCTTGGCAGGTTGGTATGATTAAAGTCGTCAACAAGGACAGAATCGTTGATAAGTTCGACGAGATGGTCAAATGGGACTGTGACCTAAGCATCTCTGAAGAGGCGGCTAGAATTACTCGGTTTGATAAAAAGAAATTTAATAAACTAGCCAGAGATGAGTCGGAAATATTTCCTACCGTTTACGAATGGCTAGACAACTGTGATTATATAGTAGGACACAACATATTGGGATTCGATATGTACCTCATTAGAGATTGGTGCAAGATGCATGGCAAACCTTACAATCACTTGTTTAAAAAGTGCATAGACACCCTGTCAGTTGGCAGAGGGATTAGGTCAGAGCATTACTTCAAAAAACAGGAAGAAAACTTTTTTGAGTATCAGTATAGACTATTAAGTCACAGGGTAAAAGGCGTAAGAGCGTCTCTTTCTGAACTGGGTAAATACTATAATATCGAACACAACTATGCGACCCTGCATGACGCAATAAACGATTTAGAGCTAAACTTAAAAGTTTGGAGAAAATTAAAATTAGAAATGAGCAAAATTTAAGCGTATAATAAATGTATGCCCAGCATGGACTTTGCATACGATTTAATTGAAAAGCTTTCAGAAGAAGCTGATGTAGATTACGCTATAATAATTCTCAGAAAAGGTGACAAGCAGGACAAGCTGGATTTTTTCTACCGGTTCGAGAAAGAAAGTAAAGAGACTTTAAAGGTTTTAAGAGATAGATTAGAGGATATACTAGAAGAAGATGGAGACAGTAAAGGAGAACAAAAGTCAGAGCCGCCCAAGCCAGCAAAGAAAAAGCGAGGCAGGCCCAGAAAAAAGAAAGAGTAGTTTTGATAGTTTTAAGAATCTTGGCTTGGACATCCATGGGGTTAGATTACCCAAGTTTCAAATCCAAGAGGATTATCTAGAGCTAATAGATAACCCAGAGAAGGTAAAAAACACCTACGATTTTCTTATTGCCCTCTGCCAAAAAGGCTTTAAAAAGCTAGATATAAAGCGAGGGACCGAAAAACATAAGAAGTATGTAGACAGAATATACTACGAATTAGAGATATTAAAAGATTTAGGGTTCGTAGATTATATACTTTTAGTCTGGAAAGTAATACATTTTTGTAATGTTTCAGATATTCCAGTAGGTTTGGGACGTGGCTCGGCCGCTGGTAGTTTCGTTTTGTACTTGCTGGGAGTTACTAAAATAGATTCGGTCAAATACGATCTATTTTTTGAGAGATTTGTTTCAAAGATTCGTGCTAAGAAAAAAGTTGTTGACGGAGTTACCTATCTAGACGGCTCTCTGATGTGCGACATAGATATGGACGTATGCTATTATAGACGCAAAGACGTTCTCAAATATCTAGAAGAAGAATTCCAAGGTAAGACTTCTAAAATAAGGACTCTAAACACTCTCAGCGGCAAGCTGGTAATGAAGGAGTGCGGCAAAACTGTCGAGGATAAATCAGAGACAGAAATGAATCATGTTTCTGCTATGATAC